AATCTTCTACAGAAGGGAGTTCCTCTGCGTTCTCTTCTGTAATATAATCTTCTATTGATGGGAGACTTTTATCTCCATCAAAATCCTCATATGAGGGTAAATCCTTTGACATCTTATTAGTACCTTAATACTTCGGGATTTCTCTCCCTTCCAATTTATTTAGGATCCTCATTAAGTCCATCTTTTAACATTTTTGCCAAGTCTGCAGTAGACCCAACGAACAGAGCGTTGTTAACGGTTGATGGTCCTTTGATCTTATCCTCTGCTTCTACGTCTTTAAGTTTCTTTTGAAGATCTAATAGTTTATCCGTAGCATCAGCAACGTTTTTAATTAACTGACCCGCAACTTCATATGCCCTTGGCATTTCACTTTCTTGTGCAAGTTCAAGAACGCCGTTTAATGCTTCTTGACCTTTCTCGATTATAGAGTAAAGATTACCTCTAGTGTATTCATAATCTTTTTTGATATCATCTACACCTTCTCTTACTTTTTCAATTTTATCTTTGATTACTTCTGGTTGAACAATATCACCCGAGTCCGAAGTGTCAAAAGTCTCATTGAGTTTGTTAAAGTTTTTTGTCATAACCATCAGAATGCACCATCAAATCCAAAGTCGTCTCCAGATTCAACTAATGCATTATCCGCAGGAGTGATTTTCTTAACGTCTGCGCCATTGACATGAATTGCTGCTGTTGTATTATCTTCTCCGCGTCTAACTGTTAATTTATTGCCACTAATAGATTTGATGTAAAGTTCCTCTGCACCAATATTAATATAAGTATTGTCGGTAAGTCCACTGGCATCAGCAACTTCAATATAAATTGATTTAGCAGTAATATCTCCCGCAAGAGTGGTTTCAATATCTCCTGTATAATTTTTGATTGCTCTTGGTGTAACAGAGTAAGTATATTCTCTAGATGCACTTGAGGAATCTGAACCAGTAAGATAACTGACAGTTGCTTTTTTGATAATATCTTTGGAAACCTTAGTAGAAGGTCCAAACATATAAGTTTTTGCAGTAAATCTTAAAGTATAAAGAAGAACTCTTCTAGAACTAAAGTCTCCCTCGTATTCATCGGACATTGTAATATTTTCTAATATTACAGGAATATCTCTTTTCTCTTGTAATGCTTCTACTAATTCTACAGATAAATTATATGCTGGTTGGAAATATGGAAGAATTTGCTCTACAATTTGAAGAGCATCATCATTTAGTTTAGTCATGATGCTTAACTCAAATGCCATGTTGTAGGGAACTGGCATGTAAGATTTCTTTGTTTCAGACCCATCATTAGGATCCTTTACCTTAAAGGTCTGAGTGGTTGTTACTTTTCTAGCAGAATCATACGTTAATCCAGTAAATTCAAACGACATCCTTGGCAGTGTAATAGCAAAGGGTTTATTCAAATCTGGAGACTGCTCTAATCTTGCAAGAAATTTTTGAGTAGGACCGTATGCAAGAGGAACTTTGACAACACTAAAAACATCATCATCAGAATCAGACTTCTTAATTGAAATATCGTTAAAAAGTGTACCAAAAGATATGATAGTTCTTCTCAATATTTCGTTGTAAAAATATTCAAACATAGTTTAATCCTACAAATCTTGACACTATTGTGTGTTTTTATTTAGGGGGTGCCGAAAGGATTCTGTTCTGAGAAATCTAATATAGAATCTGCTTCGGTTTCAATGTTAATATTATCGGCAAATCCATCATCAGCAGGTTGAATGTCAACAACTCTAAGTTCATAAGAAGCTCCTGATGTAGAACCAACGATATTTTCTCCAATAGAAAACTCTCCATCAACCGTTGCAAGTTCAAGATTGTTAGTTGTCGCATTCCAAACCCTAACCCTACCTGTTGTTCCACTAACCGATCCAGTAACAATTTCATTGAAGGAGAAAGTTCCAGATCCACCAGCACCAGGAGAAGAAATAGTTATTGTTGGAGCGACAGTATACGCAAGACCTGCATTAGTGATATGAATTGCTGAGATAGTTCCAGCAGCACTAACAATAGCAGTTGCAGCAGCAGATACCGTAGATACCCCAGTAAGGGTAACCACTGGACTCTGGGTGTATCCTCCACCACCAGAAGTAACTGTAATAATACCAACAACACCGTCACCGATAGTTGTCGTTGCAGCCGCACCAACACCGTTAGTTCCACCGCCACTAAAAGATACAGATGGTGCTATGGTGTAACCTGCACCCGAATTAACGACGTTAACTGCCTGAACAGACCTATCCTTAGGATTAACATTCAAATTACATACATTAATCCCACCAATCATGGTAGCAATACCTACAGCAGTCGTTCCTCCTGCTGGGGCGGAAGACACGCCAACTGTAGGGATGCTACTATACCCACCACCTCTATTTGTAACAGTGAAGAATCTTACACCACCATTAAATATTGCTGCTGTTGCTGTAGCACTGGAAGCAGCACCTACAAGAGTAAGTGTTTGAGTTGGTCCTTGAATAGTATTAATACCATCATCAGTTAGACCATCATAATTTTCACCAATTAAATTATTATCAACATCCTCAACACCAGTCGCAATAACCTCATCCTGAAGTCTGAAGAGTTCACAATACAACTCATAAACGTAGAGGTTTTGCAACTGATAATATGGTTTAGCGTATTCTACATCTTTAATTTCATAAATTCTATCATCAAGAGGAAACCAAATAAGGTCTCCTCCTTTGGGCCTAGTTGACAGTTTTACATTTGATTGATCTTGAATTAAAGGAGTTATATAGTTTTCAAATCGTTCTCTTGAAATAATCAATCTCACCTCATCTTGAGATTGAATACCAAACTTAGATAGTATATTACCCGCACCAGAATATTGGTCGTAGTTATCGATATATGCCTCCAAAGGAAGCGCAATATCAAATTTAGATTGAACTACTTCTCTAATAACAGTATTTTCTGTTAAATATTTTCTGGGTAGATAAAATATATCTACTCCATATGTTCTCAACTGTTCATTAATCAAATCTTGAACAAGATTTTGCTCACCAGTAGTACCTTGTGTAAAATATGGATTAAGCATAATCTTATCCTATCATATCTAAAGGTGGCAATTCATAAGTATTGGACATTTGTTCCTTAATTTTGTCCAATTCTCTTTCTGCATCATCATAAATTTGCCTACCATTCAATTCGATTCCACCTGGAAGTTTTACTCCTTGGAATTTAATTAAGTTCTGACCCCACTGTCTTTTTATTAAAGCAGTAAGATATCTTTTCAAAAATGAATCATTATAAACTCTTGCAAAATCATTTGGATCTAAAAGTCTCCAACAATCAAGTATAATATATTCGTCTTTTTGTACATTACCCCAATCAATATCCAGATACAATCTATCTTGTCTCTGATTAAATCGTATTTGTTTTTCCGTATTTAATAGAAAATCAATGTCCGAAAGATATGTTTTTGTCATTGCATATGACAACATTTCTAATGAATTGAAAAAATATAAGTCATTCAAAAATAACTGATATTTTAGACTAAACATTCCTCCAGATATTGTGCTATTGTCAAATCTAAAAACTTTATTGATGCCAATTACTGCTGGCGGAACTTGAATGTAATTACTATTTTCTTCATATGTAAATGTTACACTAGCTCCATCAATATCAGAACTTGCGGTTGTAGTTACAATTCCTGCAGTACTACTACCTCCTCTTGCTCTGCCTCTATCTATATCTTCCTGTGTTATTTTATATTTCAAGTATGTTTGAACTACACCATCAAAGTGTCTTTCATGAAATAGTTGAAGGGCATCATCAACTAGATCATCTATTTGCTCATCGGCAACATTGATTTCTAGTACTGGTGCTCCCAGTTGTCTCTTGCAATAGTTAATTAAATCTGCTCTACTTGCTGGTTGCGCCATTTATTCCACAAGTTTCCTAAGTGTATTTAGGGTGCTGCTGATACTGGGTTATAAACATATATATTGCCATTAGCAAGAGAATAGTAAGTTCCTCCTGCAGCAACAATTACATCATATACATATCTACCTTCGTTTAAACTTCTGGTCGATGTTGAACCAAGTGAAAGTTTTATTTTACCATCATATGCACTAGTGAAACCAACAGTAAAGGATGATGTAATCCCAAGTGTTGCTCCAACGGCAACGCTTTTAGACATTGCTGCTGATCCAGTGTATCCAGTAAGATCAAATGCCGAGTTTGACGTTGTATAAACATTTAGATTTGCATTAAAATCTGACCCACCTTGAATAGTCAGGTTTACTCCATATGGGACACCAGAGTCGGGGTCAAAAGTAATATTTTTAGATGGCATCTGGAAGTCCTATTACTAACATTGTTTCTTGCTGTTTATAATAAAGTTTTGCAAAAGACTTTGCAATATTCCTTAGTTCGTCACGATCATCACAACTATCTATCTGTGATGCCAATTTAGTATAAGCAAATTGCTTTGACAAATTACTTAGTTCAATACTATCTGGATCCATTTAATAACTCCTT